GCCTTGAGCTGATGCAAAGAGTTGCTGACGCGTTTACAACGTGCCTTGAAGTATCAGACAAAGACCGTATGGAAATAGCTCAACACAACAGAGCGGTGCTGCGTACAAGAAATGATCCACGAAAGACCGCACAGGTAATGATTGAAAGTGCGTTCTCGTGAAAGGTCTTTCAGGCGCAGTCATCACTAATAAGCGCGATGGCACAGTTACGAAAACAGGCGGCCTTGTTGATCGAACGATCGAGCAAGGCGAGTGGATACTTCGCCATGGCGGTGATGCATTCCCTAAAAATGTAAAAATTTTAGAAGACGGCTACAGCATGGAGAGACTTGACTTCATCGAGTACTTTGACGTTGGTAGTGATTTTTCGATCGACACGCTTCGCCAAAGCGTGTGGTCTCAGCCCGCAGTAGTGCCGCCGACTCGTGAGACTGTGCGTCTTCTTCAAGAAAAAATGATGCACACTTTTGACAAGCACCTTGCAAGCACACTTGGGCAAAGCGAAAAGGTCGCAATTTTAGAAGATGCAACACACGCAGGAAACGGAGCATACAGGCTTAGACACTGCCTGACGCACGGTGATCCAACTGCAGAAAATATTATGGTTCGCCCAGGATATGGAAAAGTATTCATTGACCCGATTCGTGCCACTGAGGTTGTCCCTGATTCGCCAGCAGTTGATGTCGGAAAGGTACTTCAAAGCGCGTATGGCTGGGAAGATGCTAAGTACGGAACTGGCATTATGGCGTACAAGCCAAGTGACATTAAGCAAGTGCTAAACGATGATGAACTGTTTGCTGTGGGAGAGTCGTGGGCGGTTGTGCATGTAATGCGTGCAGTTCCTTACATAGGCAGAATCATGCCTGACTCGATGGACAAAGTTGTCACCGTACTAAAAAAAGCGATTGCGAGAGAAATCTGATGAGCATATGGTGTTCTGATATTGATGGTGTTCTTATTGACTCAAAGGCGCTTGTCCGCGAGTCGTACAAAGCTGTGGGAATTGACATGCCAATCGAAGCCTGGGGCCATCCGTGGCAGACGTGGCTTCCAGCGGTGGTCGGTTCACTTGAATTAGCTAAACAAATACACAACCAAAAGACAGACGCGTACATTGATGTTCTTTCGTCTGGCATAGTGAGTGAGATCGTTCTTCCGTTTGCTCAAATTGCACGAGCGTTGGAAAGAGATCCAGTGACTAGTGTTTACTACGTAACAGGTGCGACCAAGCGTGCTGCCATCACAATTTTACGAGAGCTCGGACTTGATTCGCGTAACTTGATTGCATCAAGTGCGACTACAGCCGATCGTGAGCAATTACTAAAGAATCTTGCACCGTCAGGCGTTTACATTGACGATCGAATTGAAGGCCAGGCACCTGCACATGCTGCTGGTTGGAGTTTTATTTGGGCAAAACAGGATTGGTCATGGAATCAATAATTCTTGCTGCTGGCAGAGGCCAGCGAATGGAAGGGTTTGCTAAACCGTTCTTTAAGCCGTTGCTTGAAGTAAATGGTCTTCCACTCATTACTTATGCTGCTGAATATGCTTCCGCCGCTGGAGCTACCAGGGCTACTGTTGTTGCTTCTGAAAGTAATGCAGACGATATTAAGAAATCGCTAAAAATGTATGCGTCATGGGTAGACGTAGTTATCCAGAGTGAACCTCGCGGCCCAGGTGATGCTACACTAATTGGTCTAGGCAATACAGACTGTAAGTCAGTAATGCTGCTCATGAGTGACAACTTGATGAACGCAGATGCTGTTTCACAAATGGCCATGACTGCGATGATCAACGACGCTGACGCTGTTGGCGTAGCGCGAGTGCCGTTGGAGAGAGCCGATAGATTTACACGAGTTCGTGAGTGGGAAGACGGAACTTGCACATACGTCGAAGGAGTGCCCGTTTCTGCAGAAGATGAGACAACTGTCGGCAATGCAATAGTTTGGTGTGGGCCACTTATATTTGAGCGTGTTACAGCTATTGACGTCCTAAATAACGTGCAAGCTAGTGTCAATGTCAACAGTGGTGAGTTTAAGATTGGGCCATACTTAAATAAAATAATGCGGCTAAACACACTGGTCGCAGATGTTGGCGCAATGGATGTTGGCATTCCTGCCGCATACATAGAACAAATAAAGAAAAACAATGACTAAAGTACTTATAACTGGAATGACTGCATCGCAGTCTTCGTCAGTCTACAGCGAGCGATCTGCTACGTTTGTTGGATCAATAGCTCGCGCACTACGCGAAAGAGGAGTTACTGTCGATTGGCAAGTTCCAAACATGGACAATCGAGAGATTATGGCGTATGACAAAGTTCTTGTGGGGATTGCTCCAGTTTTAAGTCTTGCTGCCAATAGATCGTTTAGTGCTCTTGCGCTGGTTGAGGCACTTTGGGACAGCGACAAACTCACGACGTTTATCGATGCACCTGAGCCTGGAAAAATACACGCGAGCCTACGCTCTGTAAATAAAGCGCCTGAATCTCTTACTAAGTCGCTCTACTCTAGGCGCGCAGGATACTCGGCAATCGCTACCGACAAGGCGCACGCAAGCAAGATCGCAAGAATAGTTGAAACATTGACGCATGAAAGTTGGAGAAAGACGCTAGTTCCTGTTCTTCCGTGGAGCATTGTTGACAAGTCTTTGGCAAGTCTTCCGCAAAATGTTTCTAACTCATGCGTAGGAATAAACATTGACAGTTTTATCGTAGACAAGTTACACGAAGATAGCACAACTCGCTACAACCAGTGGGTTGTAGAAAACGAAAACACCAAGTGGATTAAGAATGCAACTAAGGTACTTGTGTACCCGAGCACTCCGGCAAAGACGAAACGCGCCCAAGGTGACGCTGCAGTTCTAGAAAACATGTCTTCTTCTGCTGGAGTTCTTATTGGTCCGCACGACGATAAAGTTCTGTGGTGGTCCAGTCGATTTGCACAGGCATTGAATACTCGTACGCCGGTAGCGACAGAGTGGCGTGACAGCCAAGCTATTGGAGACGCCTGGTCGCACCTAGCTTCTGGCATTGAAGAAATGAATTTAGAAGACAGGTACGAGCTTTCAACTGCGCAGCGATCTCAGTATATTGAAAGCATTCCAAACAAACAACAAGTAACTGACACTCTACTCAAGGAATTAGAAATTAAATGAAAGTACTATTCAATCGTTGGCTTGAAAAGACAAAACAACTTCAAGTCGACGTATACGGTGCAGACTACACAACGTTTCACAGCGATGGGCCAGATGATCTCAATGAATTGATTGAGTACATCAGGTGGAACATGCTCGCCATTGACGATGAACTTGCTGAGGTTCGTCAAGCTATTTCATGGAAGCCTTGGCAACATGATGAGCCATACGCCGATCGCAAAGAAATCGTTAAAGAATGTGTAGACGTGCTTCACTTTGTCGCAAATATTCTCTGCGCTGCCGGAGCTACGGACGAAGAGCTCGATGAAGAGTATCTCAAGAAAATGCAAAAGAACGCTGATCGCCAAAAGAATGGCTATAAAGTCCTAGATCCAGGCATGAAATGCACTCGGTGTGTACGCGCTCTTGATGACTATGATGTGGACTCGTGCCAAGACTCTCTGTGCCCCTCTAAGGGCGCGTAATGAGCCTATGGATTTCCGTACATGTCCGCAACGTGCTGCCAGGAGACATCGTTAGAGTGCGAGAGAACGCATATAGCGGCAACACTGGCGCAATGCACAATGGACGTATATGTGAAGTACTACTTGTCCGTGGCGGTGACGTAGTTGTCAAATCAGTCGACGGAAAACACCCTGTACTAGAAAAGACATACCACTCTCCAGCAGTTTTAGAGAAAGAAGTACTTGATGAGATTGTCAATTGAAATAAGTGTGACGGGATCTACATTAGACGAGATTATGTCTAGTGCAGTTGCTGAATGGAACAAGCTGTCTCAGTCTGATTCACAAGTTCTTCCATCTGGGTCAGAAATTGATGTAGTCCCAAACGACGGTGCTACGCGCCCAGGACTGTACACGGCTCGTGTCTTTATTAGGACGAAAGTAGAAGATAATGTCTGACAAAGAAAAATTGCCACGCCAGCAAATGCTTGAAGAAGCCTCTGGCATTATTTCGGGTCAGCGCGACGTGCAGTATGGCAAGCCAGAAGATAACTTCGGGCGAATTGCTAAGATTTGGTCTGTGATTCTTGGAATAGACATTTCAACAGAAGACGTAGCTATGCTAATGGTAGGTCTTAAAGTTGCGCGCTATGCAAACAAGTCTGGATTCCAAGGAGACACTTGGGTCGACATCGCCGGGTACGCAGCATGCGGATACGAAGTTGGAATTAAAGATACGCGGCAATAAAACCACCGTGATACTGTAGATCTTCGCGACAGCGGAGAGGAACGTACATGTCTCAACCTACTTTTGTAGATTGCAATGGTCTTGCTGGATTTATGAGCTACGGCTTTGTGAAGTCTGGTATGAAAATGCTAGATCGCACAGGGACACTTGACTTTGGAAATCGAGTAGCTGAAGCTAATCGCCATCTTCTTGGCAAAGACTGGACTGCGTTCTTTTCAGATGATGTGTCAGAGTGGCCAGTGCACAATGCTGACGTCGTCCTTGGTTGTCCTCCTTGTTCTGGTTGGTCTGTCTGGTCTATCGGAAGCCGTGGTCCAGATGCTGCGGTGCATGAGCATACGCGTGCATTTATGCGCTACGCAGCTGCTGTAAAGCCAAAAATTATTGTGTTTGAGTGCGTGCAACAGGCATTCACGCAGGGGCGAGCCGTTATGGCCAAGTACCGCGACATGGTTGAAGAGCTGTCAGGTAAAGAGTATGACCTATACCACGTAAAGATGAACAACCTCCAAGTTGGTGGATTTTCATATCGTGCTCGGTATTTTTGGGTGGCGGCTGAGCGTGGACTACCGTTTGGTGCGTACGCCCAGGCTCCTGCTGAGTTGCCAAAAGTAAGAGACATTATTGGCGACCTTGCACCTCTTGAGTTGATGTGGGAGTCACAAAACTACATTGGTCAGCCGTCTAAGTATGTCGAAAAGCTGCGATCAGAAACTGGAAAAGTAAGCGGCCACCAAAACAAGAACAATCCAGACACTCAACGCATTTCAGAAATTTTTGATATTCTTGGTAATGACGGATGGCCAGCAATGATGACTATCGACTATGCACTAAAGTCAGCTGTTGAGAAAAACCAAGATAAATTTCCGCAATCATGGCAATTCAAAGAAGAAAAGCTTCGAGCCACAGATTTCAGCATGGGATTCTCGATTCCGTGTCGCTGGGACGGAGATTCGTATTGTCACGTGCTGACAGGTGGCGCACTTGATCACGTGATCCATCCAGATCTTCCAAGAAGAATCACGCACAGAGAAGCTGCCCGTATTCAAGGTCTTCCAGATGATTGGGAATTTACAAGCGTAAAAGACTACTCGATGCTCGGAGCCACTTGGGGCAAAGCAGTGTCGGCGCAAGCAGCCACGTGGATTGGCGAAGCAACGGCCGCAGCCTTAAATGGTGAGCCTAACGGTCCGCAGGGTGAGCTTATCGGAGACAGAGAGTACTTAATTGACACAGATAAAGGGTTTACCCGGCACTCTGTCAAAAAGAATTGGTATAATCAATCATAGAAATGTACTTCTACATCTAGAGATGATATATTCTCTACTCTCCAAACGACACAAGGACTTATATGCAATCGTTTCTTATTACGCCGTCCTCATTTGAGGAAACGTCACGCCTTCTCGACAACAAGCGCTTACATAAGCAGACTCTCGAGGCATGGCAGTGCCTTATGGTTATGGCTAAGCTCGACAAAGAAGGCAACTACCGCGAACCCAAAGGCTGGGTCAATCACCCGGTAGTCAAAATGTGGCGTGGCCACGAGACGCTATTTGTCTCGTATATCAGCGCTACATACTTTGAGTGGCGCTCTCGTGGCTATAAATCTACTCTTCTTGATAAGACGTACGCCACATATGATCTAGGGATCAAGCTTGGCACTATCAACGGTGAAATGAGCATGCCCAACTGGATGGCCGATACGGAATACTATGAGCGCCTGTGCTCTACGCACCGGACAGCGCTTCTTTGTAAAAACTACGAGTGGTATTCTAAATTCGGCTGGGTCGAAGATCCAGGCACAGCGCCGCTTACCTACGAGTATGTATGGCCTCACCAGGACGGGTACGTCTAACCTGCATAGCTGCCCTTGAGAGGGCCAGAGACAGCGCGCAATTGGTGTCCAGATAAAACACCATAAAAGTCTACAGATGAGCTTAGAAATCACGCCAAGGCGAGATACAATGTTCGTAAATGAAAGATAAGCGCCCTGGAGAGCATTTGTGGCTTGAGTGGACTGGAGACGGCTATGACTCCAGTTCTTCTATTGTTCTTTTTACTATAGAGCACGTAGATGTCGAAAATGAAGTAGTTAGAAGAGCTCTCGCGTCTAGTATCCAAAGATCTGGAATTGTTGATTCTTTAGGCGACGGATTCGCGTCAGTAAGTATTGCGTCGATCGAGTACGGGCTTGCTGGAATTGTTGAAGGCGAACTAGACTTTTCAGTATGCGATGAAGTCGGCGAGACATTGTATGGAGATCCTGTAGAAGAAATCTACGAAGTTACATGGGTTTCTTTGTGAACCCAAAGGGACTTCGCGACTTTGATTGGCATGACCATGCGGAATGTGCAAAGCCAGAGAATAAAAAGATTTCTAAGTTCTTTTTTTCTAGCGTGCCAAGCGAAAAATACGAAGCGCGCAACTTGTGCTTTAGCTGCCCCGTAAGAAAAGAATGTCTTAAGTGGGCACTAGAGCATAAAGAAATTTGGGGAGTATGGGGAGGAAAAGACGAAAGCGAGATACGACGCGCTTTGTCAGTTTCTCACACCGGCCAAGAAGTTCGACGGCAGCGATTTCCAAACTGCCCATGTTGCGGCGCGCGCCCCAGCAAGTTGAGTGTCATTATCGCTGACTCACCAGAAGGTGGGCGGTGGGCAACTATGAAGCTCGTTACATGCGCAGAATGTGAATTTACTTGGAGAAGTCGCACAAGCGCAAATGCTGTAGACGCATACCACGCAAGTAAGAAATCAAAAAGTAAAGCGTCTAGCCCTGCTGATCATCATGATCATGGTCATGGTGATGGTCACTTAGAGACTTAATCGCTTCATTTAATTGAGCGATAAGTGTGCGTGCAATCGCTAGTTGAAGTGCATACTGCTTGTTTTGCTCGAGTAAGTCTTCAATTACTGCTTGTGAGTTAACTTCCATCGTGTGTAGTCTTTCTTTGCTTTGGTTTACTATTGTATCGCCTGTGGAGCGCTATTCGACGTATTCTTCATTTAGTGCTTTTTCAATTATTTCTCGAAGTCTCGCCAGTTCAACTTCTGGCGGATCACAGTAACCGCTTTCATGCGCGTAGTTTAGTAAGAGTCCGTTAGCAAGACGAGCGATTCTTTTACCGTGCTTGTCAACAATAAACTTTTCAAAGTTGCCATTGATAGGCGCTTTTTCGCCGTCTGGATTTAAGAAGTTGTAGAGATCGTGGATTTTTCTTCCGTCAGTCTCTCCGTCACGGTCTTCTCGCGAAGTTACTAGCTCAGTAAACGGATAAGTTACTCCGTATTTTTCTCTGCCAAAGTCTTCAGACGTTTTAGCATCACGAATACCGTCTTCGTAGATACCGTATGTTACGCCGAATCCGCAATAGTCATTTGTAGGAACTGCTACAACTTGAAATCCACGGTCTTTGTAGTCTTGGTAGAGCTGCTCGATGATTCCAAATTGCGGAGCATTTCCGCAGTCGCCTGTTGTATTAGCGAATAATGTAACTCTGCCGCGATACTGCGCTAGGAAGTTTTCTTCGCCATCTGCGCTGGCGAGTGGAATGTCATACACTGACGTATACTTATCGTTGCTGCTCATTTTTTTTTTCTCCTAAAAGTTCGTTACTTTGTTTTGGTACAAGTATTCTTGCCCGACATCTTTTTTTAAGTTTAAAAGCCATGTGTGTGGACTTCTTACAGTATCTGGGGTTTCGCTTGGGCTTTGCAATTGGCCAGTGTCGCCATGGCAAAACCATTGTAAATATACTACGCGATGACCTGCAGTGACCGGTGTTACTTCGTGCGCGCCTAGATACGTTGACGGGTACATCGCAATATCTCCTGCTTCCAGTCTTACAGATACGTCCCACATTCTAAAGTAGAGATCTCCACCCTCGTAGTCACTAGACCACGAGAGTCCCGCTGTCACTGTGTTATGCAGTGGCATCTGATTTATCGGCTTGTAGTTTTCGTCGAGTGGTATTGCAGAATCTGAATGGCACCCAATATTTTGTCCGTCTGAATACGTAGCAATGTGACCTTTAGTTCTCCAAGCGATGGCTTCTATTACTACTGGAAAGATTCTGCAATACTCAACAATGCATTTATACAGAGCGTCTTCGCACGCTTGTGAAAAGTCAACCAAGTGCTGTGGAGTATCGTCGACGACAGTCTCTACAAACCGTCCTGGCGCGATGTCAATCGACTTTCGGTCAAATTCATATCCAGATGAATTGACTACAGTGTCGTCTTTATCGAAAAAGTGTTGTTCCTTTTTGCTGTTTAAGTACTCCATGTACTCTCTGATCAGCACGTCATCGACGTCTATAGCGTTCTTAAAGAGAACAATTCCATTTCCAAGATTGCTAATCTGCATTGTACTCCTCAAATGAAAAACCTGGAATTGACAATGTTATACCACTATTCTTTACTAGACGGACGAAGTCATTTCTAAGCGTTGGCATGTACACGTTTGTTGCAGTTTTAGCCACGTCAGGGTCTTTGTTCGGATCAGTGACGCTTTCATTGACGGCAGTGTTTGGCGTGCCATGAGAGTACCAACCTAGATATGAGTAGCGCACTCCAGAACTGACTGGCTTAACCTCGTGTGTCGCCATGTAGTTTGATGGGAACATCAAGACATCTCCACGCTTAGGTTGAATTTCGATGTCTAAATAGTTGAAGTAGTGGTGTCCACCGCAAAAAGAAGTACTAGTGACTTGGTCGTCTGTGTCTACACAGTCGTTTAGATACATAAGCACGGTCGTTGTATTGCGCGTGGCTAGTTGATCGCCAGGCTCTGGTAAGCCATAGACATAGTCAGCACTTGTATCAGAATGCGCGCCAAGATACACACCACGCTTATATGAAACAACGTGTCCTTTGACTTTCCACCAAATGTTTTTATAGGCCATTGGAAATAAAGTTAAGTACTTTAAGAGGTACTTATCTCGAGAGTCTTCAAGAAAATCTAAAAAGTCTTTGAACTCACCATCATTTGTTGTGTGTATTTGCGACGCGCGACGTGGCATTTGCTCAACAGTGTCAAGGTCAAAGTAGTATCCGCTTCTATTTAGAAAAGATTCTTTTCCAGTCTCTGGATTAATAGCTTTCGTGTACATGTGAGACTGCTCTGCTTGGAGTTCACGCTCAATCCAGTTGATTGCAATCTCGCAGTCCCAATCGAGCGCGCCTCTAAAGATGACGACACCGCCACCTAAGTGCTCTGGAGCTGCGTCATTGAACTTCACTTTACGTGATCCTTTTGTCTATTTGACACTGCAAGCAAGTGCGACGGTCTAGTGCTAGCGTCTGGGTATTTTTCAACAATGTATTGCTCGTAGTCTTCAATAATTGTCTTCATCCAATACTGACCGCCAATGGCAGAAGAACTTTTTTCATGCTGGGGATTGACACCGCGCTTTTCGTCTTCTGATCCCTGGGCAAACCAACCAAGATACGAGTAACGTGTCCCGCGTGTTACTTCTAGGATTTCATGAGCGCCAATGTAGTTTGCTGGCATCATGCAGATATCCCCTGTGCGTGGCTTGATGTCGACATCAAAGTATGGAACTGTCATATGACCACCAGAAAAAGAGTACGGAGTTTCTTCTTCGCCTTCGTCGACACAGTCATTAAAGTAGATAAGTGCGCTTAGCACATTCCGTGTTGCATGTTCTGTCGGCGGAACAGCACCATAGCGGTAGTTGACATCGTTATCTGAGTGAAACCCAAGGGCACCGCCTTTATCGTAGGCCAAGATGTGACCTTCGCTTCTCCACCATAGCGACTGAAGAATGGCTGGAAACATCTCGATGTACCGCAGCAGCGCTACGTACAGAGCTTTTTCACATTCGGCGAAGAATGGATGGTCCAAGTTCATCATTCTTACTGGTGCTTTACTCGTCTTTTCAAGATCGTAAATAAATCCGCCTTGATTGACTGCGTGAAGTGGCTTACCGTTTTCATCACGCACTATGGTGAACATCTGGCTTCGAGCTTCTTCTTTAAGCTCCTCTAGGTGTGGAATGACTACGTGTTGCGGCACTTCGATTGCATTTCTAAATACAACAGTTCCGCCGCCTAAATGTTCAGCGCTACTCATATGTCCAATAGTATCACTAGTCGCGCCTAAAAATGTGAAGCTAGATAAGATACTCATATGAAAGAACCAGCCTTTTGGGAAGACGTAATTGCCGATCTGCCAGTGTGCGTCGCTTTTAGAGAAAACTGGAGAAAGATTCTTGAAGAAGCTCGTGAGTATCTTGCAATTAGTCCTGACTTTTTGATTTCGTACCCGGCTATAGAAGTAGACGATCTTGAAAAGCCAGGAGAAAAAACAAAAGTATATTCTGGAAATTCATGGAAAGTTGCTACTGCAGGAATAAAAACTGACGATGCTATGACTTCTCTTGGCGGTCCGTTCATTGCAAAATATGTCAAGAAGACCGTTGGGATAGAGCTGAGTGACGTTGTCTCGTCTGTAGCTTCTGTGCTTCCAACGATTCATAAAATCGCAAAACCGCTTGAAGACGCTGGGCACATGTTTAATGGAGTGTTTAGCGTGGTCAGCCCAGGCACAGCGATCGCTCCGCACAGAGGCGACAGCAATTTAATGAGAGTTCATCTTGGTTTGGTGTGTGATCCTTTATGCGAAATAACTGTAGGGCCAGACAAGCGGACTTGGAAAGAAGGAGAACTTCTAGCCTTTAAAGACGGAGGAGCTTATCCGCACAGTGTCACGCACAACGGAACGCATGACAGGCTTATACTTATATTTGATCTAACACTCGACTATTTGCGGTCAGTGATAGATCACCCTATGCTGTAGCCGCGTTTTTAATAAAGACAGTGTATCCGTAAAACTCTGAAACATGGAATGTATGTCCATCGAGAGTTTTTAGAACCTCGTGCAGTCCCGTGTGCGGGTGAGAATGATACGAGTTTCTGTAGATACGTGTAGAGTCATTAGTAGACGCGATATGGAGAATTCCGCCAGGAGCCAGTGAATCCACATATTTTTTAAGAAGATCCGGCTCTCCTAAAACATCCCACACCATCAAGATAATCATGTCGAATTTTTCAGATTCTTCGATGCCGTTCTGTAGATCTTCGTAGTCAATGACGTCATAGTCGTCAATAGTGTACTGATCATGTACACCGTACATGTGCTGTTCAAAGGCATCTAAGAATGTATTGTTCATAAACGTGAGATGAGGCACAGCGGCCGGCTCGTTGTTTATCCACGAGTACAGGCCTGCTGGAGTTCCAGGGACAGAGCTCAGTATTCTCTTTGGATTTTTTGCAAGCAAGAAAGACTCTACAGATGCGCTAACACGCTTGAGCAAAGAAAACCACTCGTTTTCTGCGTCCTTGAAAAGATCATATAGAAAAATCTCTCCATTGCCTCCACCGCCGACAGCGACAATTCTTTTGTCAACGCTATAAGCGGCTCTTTCATTTAAGATAGCTGTCGCGGCTTCACTTTGCGTCTGGCTAAAGTCATCTCCAAATGTTCCATTGTCCAGCATTGTAGAAGACAGAAACTCCGACACCAAAGACATTCTTAAAATTGTATTATCCACGAGCAATAACTCCTTTAATGACTTGGCGATGCCACCAGTATCTGCGAGCTGAAGTGACAAGATGATAGTTTTCAGTTCTTAAAAAGTCGATTGCAGAATGAGAACGAGATACTCCTGACGGAGAAGAGTAGTGGAAGTTGTTTCTTAAGCCGGTAACTATGTCGTCTATTGTAATTAGATCTAAGTTGTCTTCTGTAATTCCCGCTAAGATACAAATAACAGTAAGCTTATAGTCTACTCTTTCTAGGTCATTTTGCGGATTGTAAAGAGCCGCTCCCGTTTGAGATCTAGTTCTCTTCATAGATTTTATCCTCTGGCATGTCTATTTCTGGGGTAACAGTCCACGGCTCAGAAGGATCTCCACTCTGCAGTAGCTCGCAAAAAAACGCAGCGCCGTCTGCAAGCTGAAAAGAAAACTGGTTCGGAACCCAGTGTATAACCTGATCGTTTCTTGACGGGTTGTGGATTGGCTCACTAATGTGAGGGTAGGCAGGATCTTCGTCCGGGCATATTTTATATTTTCCAGTTGAAATTGCAGATTCAATAATTGGCAACTTTAGTGGAATCTTCGGCTTTATATCCACGGTTTACACCGCACTTACACGCGAGTGTGCAATCACTTGAAGTCGTAGGCATTCATACGCGTTCCAGATGTCAGAACTGTTGTCTTCTGGTACCGGATTCTCCCATTCGGCGTCGAGTTCGTCGACGTCTACGCCTAAGAGAGTCGCAATACTGTAAATTGAGTACTCTAGGTACTCAATCGCGCTTGCATTTGCTTTCGCTTTTAATTCGTCTGAAAGTGTTGTAAATGTCACAGCGATTCCATTTTGGTCTTAATTTTAGCAATAGCATCAAGAGTAATCACAATCTCTAAATCACCTTGACGAGTAACGCCAGGGGTATGCCCGTCGCGAGGCTCAAACGTGGTCTCGTCAAACGTGTCTGGGTCAAAGCCTTCCATAACCAGTAAGTTAATGAGGCGACGCTCTGAATTCTGAAGACTACGAGCGTACAATGCTCGCTGCTCTCCTTCTGTCATTTTAGTTGTAAAGTCCATATTTCCTCTGTGTTTTCTATTGCTGCTAGAGAGACCGGTAGGTGTTATCTACAATTATACGCCGTATAAGCGCCATGTCTTATACCTCTGGGGCATTTAGCTTTACTGGCCCGGCGTATTGAGGGCCAATTCGTACGCCATCTGCGTCTAAACCTGTCTTGATCCCTTTAGTCCATGTCCATGGATTTTCAACATTATTCTTCATTTTGACATCGCTGTACTTCATGCGAGACTTAATCAGTTCTGAGTTGTCCCATAGATTCGACACTTCAAATTCAACGGACGGCATAGTGTCTTCTTTGTAGATCGAAAAGAAGCAAAATGGTGACCCTGCTGGGAAAGTAACTGGTTCGCCTACTTTAGTGATCTTCCAGTTCATTTGTACTTCGTCTGGCCACCAAGAACTTGGAATAGCCGCGGCAAGTGGGACAGCGCCATCGATAAAGTAGTTAGGAGACCCGGTGAGCCATGTTGCGTAGCCTTCTTCAGTATTAACTGTCCATCCCATCCCGATTGAAATAATTCCAATAATGGATGGAAATGCTACTTGACGTCCGTTTTGTTCTCCTCCGCTAATTACAGTAACGGGGTTATTTCCGCCGTCCCACTGGACAACTAGATCTTCTTCAAGAATAAGTTCCCACCCCATAACATTAGCAACAGTCATCGGCAGGCACTGATACGCGTGCTTGTTGTGCGTATCGTCCATCCAATCGCGCTTAATGCGAGACTGCTCAATACGTGGAGCAGTCTGATGGTTTCTCGTAAGGCGCACTTTCATCAGGCTAAGAACCTTCCGTCAACGCTTTGCTGACTACCGTGCACTGGAAGTCCAGCACCTTCTGTTGCTTTAGTGCCATCAATGTTTTCTCCATAGCCTTGCTTGTGTGTTCTATCATTGTAGTCAAACATAGTCACAGCTGCGTACTTGACCCCGCTTGTCACTGCCTTTGACGCGTGGGCGTAGATGTATGTAGAAGGGAAAAATATTATGTCCCCGTATGACGGCTTAAATGCCACATCAATAAACGGAAACCACAATTCACCTCCTTCATAGTCATCGTTCAGATACATTACAGATGACACAGTGCAGTTATATGAAAACCCGTGGTCAGTGTGTAGACCAAAGTGCTGCCCTGTCCCGTACCGCACGTAGTTTATTGCTTCCATAAAATCCATACGAATGTTGTATCGAGACTCATAGTCGCGGAGGCACTCTGTTAAGCGTGCCACCGTGTCGTTATAGATATTCTTCATTTCAGAAAACTGTGGAGGAAGGTGCTGAATGTGGGTAGGACCCATTTTGCAGTCGACACAGTCGCGGTACTCCGGCATTTTCTGCGCATCACCAACAAGAGCATCCATCCACATGAACGGTGCCATTGTGCTGGTTCCAATGGTCTCTTCAAGACGCTCGATTAGACGTAATTCTTTTGGTAGTGCATTTCTATAGACAATAAGACCAAATTTAGGATCACCGATATATTCGTGTTGCATTATTTGTTTTCTCCGTTTGCGGCTTCAGCAAGCTTAAATACTTGCAGAAATACGTCAATTATTGTTGCGTCCGACAAGAATAAAGAATACGTGTATCTATTGCCACTAGTAATTTCTGCGACTTCGTGTGGGTATAGACTTGTTGCTGGAAAAAGTACAAGTGTCCCTGGCGTAGGTTTCGTCTTGTAGTTTTGCTTTGGAAACCACAATTCACCGCCCTCGTAGTCGTCGTTCAAATAGACAACAGACGAGTAAAGAATCACAGGAGGAGGCGCGGCGATACCGCTTCCTAAAAATTGGCTGACGTCTACAGAGCCATCTCGCGGTGTTGCTGTAGAGTCAGCGTGCCTTTCAAGTAGATCGCCGATCTCCCAGCGATTAAACCTGCCAGTGTCGTCGTAGCGCTGGATATTCGCTCCGAATTCGTAGCTAGCTAGGCTTTCTATCTCAGTAATTATGCTCTCTAGCTCAATAAAGTCTGCAATGTTGTCAGGATTCGCATATGACGAGGGGGCACCAGGATGCCAGTCGTCTTCTCTAAGTACCGTGCGAATCCTATTTACTTCACTGGGCGTAAGAAAGTCTTTTACAACAATGATGTTTCTATCAGAACCACCACGTTTCATATTTTCAATAGTAGTCAGTTGCTTTTTCTTGTCCATGACTGTCTTTCGTATCTTGGTTCTTTATCATTCTAAACATATCTAAGTACACTTCTGACAGATTGATGCTAGATAAAAAGAAATTGTGCGTGTAGCGATGGCCACTAAGTACTTCTTTTACTTCGTGTAGATACATACAATTGCCGGGGAACATGATCAGCGTGCCTGGTTTTGGCTTTATTTCTATGTCATGCAGTGGAAAGCATATCTCTCCGCCGTCATAGTCATCATTAAGATATATAAGCGCCGAGTACATAATAAGAAACGGAGGAAGACTGTGGCCAGCGTAGGTGCGCAATGTCGCTGTGCACGATTCGTTTTCAGAGTCGGCGTGCAGTTTTAGCGAGTCGCCAGAGTCCCATCGATTGACACTTCCTAGATTTACAGACTCTGAGGTAGAACCGTACACGCATAGTCTAGTACCGTACGTGCGACTTGCTAAATCTACAGCACGCGTCACTTGATCTTTTGCGCAGCGCATAAATTTTTTGTCTACTTCTCCGTAATTTGTGACAGCGTCATTAGAAAATTTTCCTCTACTCCACGAAACAGTGCTAAGTAGATCCATCCAATCTTTTATTTTCTCTTGAGAAATAAAATCTTCTATGATAATAATGTTATTCGCAGATCCTGGCACTAGATTCTGTGCTTCTAAATCTCCACGTCCGATTGGCGTTTCGTTTTTTGTACGTCTATTGCGCTGAATTTCATACACCATACGTGTCACCCGACAATGCTAAAGAATAACGGAGACGACCAGCGTGCTCCTTTTTCAATTGTATCAACGTAGTGAAGATGCGTCGCACCGCCTGGAAATATGGCTACTTTTCCTGCAGTAGGAGAAATGCGCACATTATGCTGAGGAAACACTAAATCGCCTCCTCTAAAGTCTTCATTATGGTACATAACGGCCGAAATGTCGTAGTCCTCCATTCCAAGTTTTGGAGTGCCGTCTATGTTTTCTTTATCAGCATGCACTTGCTTAACTTTTGAGCGCTCGTCGAGCCGCACTAAAGACGGCTCTCTAAAAATAAGACTACATTCAAATAGTTTTTCTGCCTCATGCATTACGCGCCTTGCACAGGCTTCAAGAGCTAAATACGAGATTGGGCTGATGTCGAACAGAATGTCCGCACCACAAGTTGTCTCTATCCATGCATCAGCGTCATAGAGCACACTTCCTTTGTCGTCAAATCGTGTCACTGGGTCATAGTTCCAAAGGTTTATCATTGACGCAAGCTGCATTATTGAAGACAGCTCATCTAATGTCACAAGCCCATCTACTTCGTAAATATTTACGTTGTGCCTTGTTATGTTCATCATTTTATTTACTGAAAATACGCAAGCATAGATTTTGGCATGTTCTGGCGTGTAAATACTCCAGACGAATTCATAGATTGCTGCTCGTCGCGATCGATGATTACCATGTCTGAACGGTCTTGCACAAATGTCTTCCAGATGTACTTTAGCTTTGGAGTAGTAAAAAACGTCATCAACGCGTATCTATTGCCAAAAGTAACTTCTTTAACTCCGTGTACATAATGCTGTGTTCCAGGAAAAAATATGAGTTCTCCCGGGCTTGGCTTTATTTCTAGATCTAAATCTGGAAAATAGATCTCACCGCCTTCATAGTCGTCATTGAGGTAAGTCAGCGCCGCGTATTCTATAAAGATCGATGAAAAATTGTTTAGCGGTGTCATTACAGTATTTCCAGTTTCTGGATCGTCAAAAAAGATTGACTCACAGTCGGAATGCGGATCTTGCTTTTCTCCAGGATACCAATTGCGCAGTGCCGTGCCACAGGTATCTACAACGTCTAGCCCGAAGACATCAGTGACTTCTTTAGCTACTTTCTTAGTATACGCTTTTGTCCAATCAGCAATTTCTGTATTGTAGTCAGCTTGTACTATTGCTCTTGATGTGCTCTGCTGCAATACGTTGTCTTTTGCACTGTACTCAAGCACGGCCTTGACATCAGCAGCATTTAAGAAATTTGGAACTCTATGGACGTTACCTATCTGCGGCATTACTCATGAACATAATCGTAGTCGTAGTTGCCTCGCGCGCCGCGAGGCATATGTGTGTCGACATTCCACTCTGCTGGAAATTTTTCTTTTTGCTCATCTGTCAGCGCGGAGTACATATTGTATGCGTTGCTATGTAGTTCAATCAGCTTTGGTCTTGCTAAGTGAGTGATGATATTCCAACGTGGACTGCCACTTTCTATAGCATGCACCCCGTGCATGTACTCATGCGAGCCGGGGAACCACACAAGCTGGCCCGGCACATGTTCGATTGTGATTCCGTACTGTTCAAAGTACAACTGGCCACCTACAAAATCGTTATTGACGTAAATGTTTGCTGACATGTCAATTAAATTAGGCTCATAGACATGCAGCGGTGAGTATTCTGGCAAGAACGCTGTCCCAGTTGGGCCTATTCCTTCTGAATCAGTGTGTCCGGGGCAAAAACCGCCTACAGCAGTTTCCATTCTACAAAAGTCAAAGATAGGAACGAGCTGGTGCCCCGCTTCGTAGCTAATCATTTGTTTCAACTTGATCATGTATTTTTTGAGTAGAGGGTGAAAGTTAGGGTTACCCCACTCGCGGCGAACAGTCGCGCATTGTTCTTTATATGTGCCAAGCGCGGCGTTGATATAGTCTTCCGTTGGCACACTCTTTTCGTTCCACCATTTGTCGTCTGACTTGTTTCTGCAGAGATCGTCAAGCACTGCAAGATCTTGTGGTTCTATGAAGTCATTAAATACTCTAATGTGGCTTGGGCTTGCTGGAGTGTTCATGTATTTCTTTCTAATTAAACGATGTAACTGTGTAAAACGAAGGAGTTGTGTATCTGTACCCACTCGTGACCATAGTTACTCCATGCAAATAATTTATATCACCCGGATGTAAGACAGCCAGACCTGGTTGCGGTCTAATTACAACATCATGATCTGGATAGAAAAGATCTCCGCCTTCAAAATCATCATTGTAGTAAAATAGAGAGTTGAGATCGTAGCTTGGAAACGCATTTGGCTGGCCATCGTTAAGCTGTTTGTCTGCATGCGGGCGCTGTTCAGTTCCAGGACGCCATTTCATAATCACTGGTGGACGCTTACTGACCTTGCAGTTAAAGTGATCTTCGATCACGCGCTGCATCTTGTCAATGTACTTATCAATAATATGCCACACCTGCGGATTGATTCTTTCAAGAATATCAGTACTACATTGGCGATCGTTCCAGTAGTCTGCGTCGTAGAGACATGTGCCATCTTCAGCATAGACAGATTCTTTTTCGTTGTTCCACTCGTCAATAGTTGGGCAAAACTCTTGAATAATCTTAAGATCGTCTAAGTCAATAAAATTGTCAATAGTAATAATGTTGTCTCGTGAGTTGCCAAAGTGGCCTGGTGCGACATCCCAGGGGGCATTGCTAGAGTTGCTTAGCATTTTTATTCTCTTTCATCTTTATGTACTGGTAAATTTCTTCGTCGACTTGAGTTTTTTCTTTTATCTTTTTAAGCTGACTATTTGTAAGGTCGAATTTAATAGGTTGAGAAGCGTTTACTTTAGCAGCATTTGAGTTAAGTTTAACACCGAACTGCTTTAGCATGAAGACGTTTACTTTGCTAATGACTTGATTTCGGCAGGCGAGTGTTCCAACAATATGGTTGTCAACAAAGTCTTTGACTTCGTCTACGTCTAGTTCTTTGTCTTCGAAAACACTGCGCGTAGCGTCAGCGTACGGATCGTACACTTCTACGAATCTAGACACCATAAATCTTGATTGCGTATTCGACGCACCATTAAACAGTGGCTCGTGAACATCCAAATTATAAAAGTAATTATTGATGTGCTTGTCGACAAGCTCCCGCGTGGGGACGACGCCATCGCGTAAACACCGATAAGTAATGGTGCTTAAGTATTGGGAAACAGGCTCCCGCACTAACGCAAACACAACAGGATTGTCGAAATCTTGCACCGGATTAGCAGCGAAATGCCCGCTAAAAAAATTATAATTTTCTAGTTCTGAAACTGGAGGAAGAATAAACTCGTACTCTCCTGGAACATACACTTGAAGTTTGGCAAAGCCACGTTGATCGCTTGCGCGTTGAGCACAAACGGCTTCTACTTTTTCAAGCTCTCTAAGAATTTCAGTCCCAGATGTCCTCGGTATATGTAGGTGGTATATCGGTCTGATTTTCATAGCGCTCTTCTGTCATTCTAACTAGCATTTTATGTTTCACAGGGATCCAAAAGTGCGGAGACGTGAACCGCACTCCGGAAGTAATTGGCAGGACTTCATGCACATAGTATGTACTTGACGGAAAAAATATAAAAGTACCGGCGATTGGTTTGTATGTAATGTCATACGCTGGAAATCTAATTTCTCCACCTTCGTAATCGTCATTAAGATACATTATCGATCCGTAATCGTCCATGTACGTTTCAGTTGGAACGCCGTCAAACGTTTCTCCATCAGCGTGCGGTTCTTGCAGATCACCCACGTCCCAGCGCCTAATTCCAGGTACTGCTGGATCGACTTTTCTACCAAACTTATACTCTATAAGCATCTGAGCTTTTTCTAAATACTCAAGCATTATAGAGTAAAGGTGTGGGTTACTCGCTTTCATTGCAGTTGCTGGACTAATTTTGTCTGTGCCTGCAATAGACTTTGGCGACCAGTCTTTTATAGTCTTGCAATACTCGTGAGCTAGCTTTAAGTGCTCTACCGATACAAAATTCTCTAAGACTACGATATTGCTTGGATCAGCAGTTTCGTACATTAAACTTACTTAAATCCGGGCGGGAAGAATGGAGGAAAGTACGGCGGGAAGTAAGGAGGAAAGTATGGGGGGAAATAAGGAGGAAAGTACGGCGGGAAGTAAGGAGGAAAGTACGGGGGGAAATAAGGAGGAAAGTACGGAGGAGCAACAGGAGTGGCATTACCTGTCTGGAAAGTTAAGCTACTGCCATAGGCGTTTACAGCAACACCTTGGGCAAAGTACTCAGTGCCATTTGTCAAACCAGTGACAGTGACCGGTGAGGCAGCGTTGCCACTGCTAGTACTAATAAGAGCGCTGTCACTGGTTCTATATATGCGAATAGTATATGTCTGTGCTCCGGTTCCGCCGTTGGGCCAGACTAGCGCAAAAGTAACTGTTACTTGAGCGTTACCTGCAGCGATACTGAAATCACTCCAGCTTGCGCTGGGCGCTCCCGGCCTGTAACCGTTTGCTACTGCCGCAGACGCAGTAGATGCTGGCGACGTACCGTAGGCGTTTGTCGCTGTAGCCGTAAATGTTCGCGCGGTGCCCCGAGGATCCAACGCCCAGAACGAATAGTTTGGAGTGGCGCTGCCTGTACTGATAGTTTGACCAGTAGAAGCGGTAAAAGTGAAGTTTGTGTTTGCCCCCGTTCCAAGAGTCAAACTTCCTACACTGACACTGTATGTGCCACCCACGCTATCGTTTGAAGCAGTAAGACCCGTTAGGTTTGATGGCCTGTTACCAGCAGTCACAGAGTTAGATGCAGAAGATGTAGCAGTTCCATACACGGTAGAGGCTGTAACTGTAAATGTATATGCAGTGCCTGCTGTAAGACCAGAGACACGAATTGGCGACGCACCAGTTGCTGTAATTCCACCAGGAGAAGAAGTGGCTGTGTACGTTACAGAGCCGGATGTTCCTGTAGATCCTGCAGTGTATGGGACGTCGATATTTCTATCAACGTTTTGCACGATGACTGCTGTTCCGATTGTTGGAGCAGACGGAGCAATACCCATGACAAGCGATGCGCTTGTGCCAGATGCGCTAGACTGAACGCCAGTAACTGAAACAGCTGTGACAGTGAAAGTAACTGTTGAGCCAGCGGTTAACCCAGTGACTTGAATAGGACTTGAAGATCCAGTTCCAGTTTGACCAGAGCTTGCAGTTACTGTGTAAGAGATTGTGCCTTTACCGGTATATGTTGACGGAGTAAAAGCTACTGAAGCGACAGTGCTCGATACCCGAGTTGGCGTACCAATTACAGGTGCAGTCGGCTGTTTGCCGCCACTCTCTACGTCACCAGATGTCATGCTCATGCTGAAAGGTCTCCTACTGCTACCCAAGTATCTGTTGCTCGTTTAATCAATGTAGCAGATGCCCACTGAGTTCTAAGCTTAAGACCTGGCGTACCATTTATCGTAACACCAGCGCCTGCAGTAAGTGTGCATTGACCAGTGTTTGTTTGAAGAACTCTAATTTGAGAACCTACTGGAAATGCAACTGATGAGTTTGGCGGAACTGTTAAAGTGTTCCCAGAAGCGACGCTCATTTCAACCAACTTGTTTTTGTCTGCCAAGACGAGTGTGTAGCTTGCTGTTTGCGCGTTAGTTGAAATATCAGCCAGTTTACCAAGGTCAATTGCGGCAGTTGTTGAAATGTCGGCGTCAACAATTGTGGCATCGGCAATCATCGTGCTAGTGATAGTTCCAGAAGGAGCAGAGAATGTTCCCGTAAATGATGCGTTATTGATTGGCGCTGCGTCAGTGATGCCGTATCCAGAAAGCGTTGTTGGGTTTGTTCCAGCAGTTACTCGGCCGTAGGTATCAACTGTTACTGACTTGTAGGTGCCGATTGTGGCAACTCCAGAGGCGAGATCAATGTTGTCTGCGTTGACAACAATTCTGTCAGTAGACGCAGTGCCAACATTAAGAATGTTTCCATCAAATGCAAGACCAGCGCCGCCAGTTACAACTTGAGCTGCATTGAATACTGCGTACGTAATGTCGTCAGTTCCAATAACAATTGGGCTTGCAGTAGAGTTGTTGATATATCCGTAGCCAGAGTTAGTTGAACCACCAGTTACGAAGCAGAAGTCTCCATTTTCCATTTCACCTGATGGGTTGTTGTCTGCATCAGTTGCTCTGGTTACCACCCAAGGAGCGCTGACGCTTCCAACTGCGGTAACGGTATAAATACCATTTTCTTTTGGATCAGTCTGCGACTTGAGAAGAATTCTGCTTCCAACAATTACTGTTGCACCGTCAATAGTTCCAATTGAACCATTTGTTGCTTTTGTAATTGTTGCGCCTACACCGCTGGTTCCATTGTTGTATGTTCCAGCGAGATTGCCAGTTGTTGCTGCAACTACTGACTCATGAAAGTTTACTCCAGAGACAACGTTGTCAACATACTGCTTTGTTGCTGCTTGAAGTGCAGAACCTGGATCAGCAGCAAGTGTCACTGTTCCAGTAAATGTTGGACTTGCGGTTGGCGCCTTCGTATCAATCTGTGTTTGAATCGCAGATGTTACGCCGTCTACGTAATTAAGTTCCGTGGTACTAAGCGTTGCACCATCAAGAATGTTGAGCTCAGTCGCTGTTGCCGTAAGAGCTACGTTTTCATTGATGTTTGGCGATGTAAGAGTTTTATTTGTGAGAGTCTGGGCATCGCTTGTACCGACAATAGCTCCAGACACGCCGTGAGTTGTTGTTAATGCCGCGTGAGTCGATACGTAACCTGAAGCTGTAGATTCTGCATTAGTTTGCGCAGTCGCTGCTGCGCCATACGCATCATATGTGTTGGCGGTTACTGAAATTGCGCCCGTTGAGTCTGTGTATGTAAGACCAGTTCCCACTGCGTTGCCAACAGCGTCTTGAGCGCGCTCATCTGTGAAGTACTGATTAGTTCCTTCTTCAATTGCAGTCGTTGTGATTGCGTCTACAGCAGAAGTAATGTCTGACGTAAGAGCGACTGTGCCTGTTGCGTCGGGCAGTGTAATTGTGCGGTCCGCCGTAGGATCAACAACTGTAACGGTGGTCTCGAAATCGTTGGCAGTCGTGCCTTCAAAGATGACACCAGAACCGTCGACATTTGGCGATGTAAGAGTTTTATTTGTGAGAGTCTGGGCATCGCTTGTACCGACAATAGCTCCAGACACGCCGTGAGTTGTTGTTAATGCCGCGTGAGTCGATACGTAACCTGAAGCTGTAGATTCTGCATTAGTTTGCGCAGTCGCTGCTGCGCCATACGCATCATATGTGTTGGCGGTTACCGCTACTGTCGGGCTAGCGCCTTCGCCGCTGTTATTACTTAGTGTAATGCCGGTGCCTGCGGTAAGACTTTCTACATAGCTACCAGACGTATCAGTACCAAGAGTAATTGCAGTATCTGCGGTTACAGCGCCAGTTACTCGGCCATATGAGTCAGTTGTAAATGATTGAACAAATGACTTACCGGCAGAACCGCTTGTGTTTGTGCGGGTGACAGTTGCAAGATCGATGTCGTCTGAGTTTACAACAATACGGGCCGCGTTCGCTGTTTGTACGTTTACAACATTTCCTGTTGTAGCAAGACCAGCGCCAGCGGTAAAAGTAGCTGTACCAGTAAATTGCCCGAAAGTAATGTCATCAGTACCAATAACGTATGTTCCATTTGTACCGGTTCCGGTTGACAGTGTGATAAATCCTTGATTAGCACTAGACGAGCCAGCAGTGACGTACACTGCGTCTCCACTTGCGCCGATGTGCTCAAATGATGGACTTGCATCAAAGTCTGCTGCTCTTGTAAGAACATAAGGTGCACTTACGCTACCTTGAGCTGTTACTACATACACGCCGTTTTGTTTTGCATCGGCTTGATCTTTAATAAGAACTCTGTCGTTTGTTGTTGCGTTAGCGCCGTCAATAACTAGTCGCGCGTTTGAAGCGGCAGTAAGTGTTGCACCAACTCCTGATGTTCCGTTGTCATAGGTTGGTGTTCCTGGAAGAACTGCGGCTGTTCCAAGTTTTACTGCATCGTGCCACACAATTCCAGCGGCATGAAAGTCTACATACGCTTTAGTTGCTGCGTGATTGACGTCTGTTGGAGCAGAGCTAATAGTGACGTTAGCAAATGTTGGTGAAGCAGACGTTGCAACACTTTGTCCAATTGCAACTGTAGGAGATGAGCCTTCGCCTGGTGTGTGAGTTACCGTTACGCCTGTGCCGGCAGTTACATCATTGACGTAGTTTCCAGTTGTGTCCGTTCCTAGAGCAATTGTTCCACTTATGGCAAGGGTTCCGCTCGCATCAGGAAGACTTACAGTTCTGTCGGCGGTTGGGTTAACAACGGTGAGTACTGTTTCAAACTCATCTGTTGTTGCACCTTCAAATGTAATAAAATGTGGCTCTGGAAGATAGATACCATGAATTCTTGGAGTTCCACCAGTAGCCGTGATTTCTGGTCCATTGATGGTTGGCGTAGTAAGTGTTTTGTTGGAAAGAGTTTGAGTTGTATCTGTACCAACAAGGGTTGTCGTTGCGTCAGGCAGGGTAATAGTTCTGTCTGCAGTTGGGTCGGCTACAGAGAGAGTAGTTTCAAACTCGTCAGCAGTTGTGCCTTCAAAAGTAATGTTTCCATTTAGGTTCAGTCCAGCAAATGTTGGAGTTGTATTTGTTGCTACAGATTGACCAATTGCAATTGTTGGCGTGGAGCTTTCACCGCTATTGTTTGTGAGTGTTACACCTGTTCCAGCGATAAGACTTTCAACAAATGAGCCTGCTGTATCAGTTCCAAGGTTGACTGCATCGTTAACCCATGCTGTGCCGTTCCAACGAAGGAAGTCACCATTTGCTGCAGACGTAATAGTTACATCTAAAAGATCATTTAGGTTTGATCCCGACAAGTTTCCATTGAAGTAAGAAAGCGATGTCCACGCAGTGGTGCCGTCACCAATCTTGAACTTATTGGTGTCTGTTTCATACCCAATTTCACCGGCAAACAATACTGTGTTTGCAGACGTCCATTGAGATGCTGTAGCCCTCTTTAGTTGAATTCTTGCTCCAGCCATTACAATTCTCCTCCGTCAAATGACGCGAATGCGTAGTTAGTTACTTCTGCTTCTTGGATATCATTCAATTGATTTCCACCGTCTAAATCTCCAGTAACAGAGCCACCGCCACTTACTAGCTGCCAAGCATCGTCTGAGCGGAAATAGAATATGTTGTTGGTGGTGTCAATTGCAATTGCACCGTTTGGCAGCGCTTGTGTAGGCGCACCATCTGTTACTAATGTGACAATACCCTGCAGTGCCTTAAAGACATCATCAGTTACTAATGTGTCACTTCCACTTCTATATAAAGTGGTGTCTCCAGTTGCTGTTCCGGATGACCATGTAATCCTGCCGCCTGCATCAATGCGTACTCGTGGATACGAATCTGTGCCAACGCGGGCAGAGACAGCTTCATCACCGGGGTTAGCAAATTCGGTTCCGCGTAGCGGAGTTCCAACAAATCTTGTCATTGATACAGCCTCAACTGTTTCTTTCTTTATAGTTCGCACCCCTCGGGGTGCTATGAATTTAACCTATCACAACAACAGTGTACGCGCTCGCTGACGGTGCAACTGAGAATGCAACTGTAACTGTATTAGCATCAGTACGAACAACGTCTGTAATGACTGTGTCGTAGCTGCTTGAGTCGTACACTTGAACCATTACTTCGCGTGTGTTGAACGCGTGAACAAGCGTAAATGAAGTATCTACTCCGTTGCCGACAGCCTTTGTAACTTTGCGCGCAAGTGCTGGTGTGCTTACTCCAGCTCCTTGAGTTCCGCCTGCTGCTAAGTTTGTTCTAGCACCAGACTCAGTGCTTGCGTTTGTGCCGCCACGCGAGACTGGCAATTGATTAGTTGTTGCAGCGGACTGCGCAAGATCTAACGCACCAAACGCGGGAACTCCGCCAGAGCCAGCCTGAAGAACTTGATACTGCGTACCAGCGGCTGTTACATCAAGAGCGCTTGTGCCGTTACCGTAGACAACGCCATTGTCGGTAAAGCTTTCAACACCAGTACCACCAGCAGTAACCGCTACAGTTGTGGCGTCCCACGTACCAGTGGTGATTGTTCCGAGGGTTGTGATTGAAGACTGACCAACGTAAGTTGATGCAATGTCAATCGCGTCTGCGGTAATAGCTGTTCTGTCAGCTGTGACATTGACATTTACTGTTGTGCCGCTTTTTGAAAGTCCGTCACCCGCTTCAAATGAGCCAGCACCGGAAAACTGTGTCCAAGTAATACCTGTCGTACCGACGGTGATTGTGCCATTGGTTGAAACGACAAAACCAGAGTCAAAGTTAACGGTTCCTTCTTCTACGAAGGTGAAGGTTCCACTTGTAAGTTCGCCAGTATCGGCGGTTCCGTTTGCGTCAGATGAACGAGCACCCGCACCAGTAGCGGTGACCACATAGATGCCGTTTTCAGAAGCTGTTCCTTGGTTCTTAACAAGAACACGGTCACCAGTAACAAGCGTTACACCGTCAATGACGTCGCCGTTATTAAGATCGGTTGAAATGTTAATCGCGGCAGTGGTGGCTGCTCTTACTGAAGCCTTGACATCAAGACCTTGGCGAGCTGCGTCTACATAGCCTTTGGTTGCAATATGTGCAGCATCTGTAGGCGTAGCAACTTTTGCATTGCCTTGGGCGTCTCTTTTAACCAACTTAGACGCAGTCGCATCAGCAGTGGCGTCTGTAAGCATGTTCCACATCGCCGCTGGGAGTAGACCAGCAGAGTCAGTGTCTGCAACATTAAGAGTGAGGGTTACAGCGCCGTTTGACTCTGAAACAGTAAGAGCTTCAGCAATACCAGGACCACCGCCAGATGAAATGCTATTTACGACTTTGCGCCATGCGCCATTGCCGTACACCAGGATAGAATCCGTGGTGCTGTTGTAGATCATTCGACCTTCGAAGTTGCCCGACTCAGGGTTCGACGACAGCACCTCAAATGTTGCATTGAGAAGTTGATTTTGATTAAGATCTAAGTTTGTAACAAATTTTTGTGCCACGGGGAGCGACTCCTTATTGTCTATTCAAGTTACGTAAGGTACGCGTATCCTGAAAATGGAGTAGTAAACAAAACTGTCACTACTGTATTGCTATCATACCTTACTTCTCCGACCACGACAGTCCCAGAAGAATCTACAACTGACACAGAAGGCCTGCCGCCCAAGACATGTGTGACTGTCCACGTCGCAGATGCTGAAGCTTGAGTGTGCACGTGCCTTTGTGTTGAGCCAGCGGTAAAGAACGGAACACCAGGCCACTCGCCAGCAGCCTTTGGCCCATAGTAATAGCCAGTATCTGTATCGATATAGATGTCACCGTCAAAACCGTCAGTGTACACTGGCAGTCCGGCGCCGGTAATAGTCCCCGGTCCACGTGGGCCAATCGGGCCTTGAACTGTGTCTGGAGCGCCGATCCCTTGAGTAAACGTAGATGTAGACGTACTAATGTCGTTTATAATGTCAACATTTGATCCATCTCCATATGGAAGAATTGCTTTGAATCTCTGCGGCTTTACTCCAAATAAGCGAACGTTGACTTCGTATGTCCAAGATTTTGGAGTAAGAAGATCGTTATCAGTTGTTGGAAGATCTACTTCAAAGTACCCAGCGTTGCTTAGCGTAGCGACGATAGCGTCTTCTATAATTACAGCATCGTCAGTGTCGAGGATTCTTGATGACGGAGTAAAAGTCACTCTACCTTGAGCGCCTGTTCCCGCTGCAGTTAAGTATGTGCCGTAGACTGTGCGTGTGACAACATCATTAGGCCAGGGCACGTCTTCTCCAATCGACAATTCTAACTAAACTGTATCAAGTCCTGGGTCGATGACTTTTTTGTCTTCATTAGCGCCAAATCCTATTGGATTTTTCTTTTTTTCTTCTTCAGATTCAATGTCATAGATAGCTTGCGCATCTGGTTCACTGTAAGCCCCCAGAGCTGCATAAGCTGCAGCGCTTGTCCAATATTCTTCTGAATCTACTAAAGTAGTTGCTCGCACTAGATCATATGCCGACAAAAGTGCTGCAACCTCAGATGGCGGAATTACGTCATCAAGATCAAGAATGCCGCTCCAAACAACTCCCACGCGAGTAAGTTCTTCAGTGCTACGTTCTTCCATGCGCTGAGTGACAATGCTTTCAGCATTTCTTAAGATGCGCTTTCTAGCGTCCTTAACTTGACGACGTTGTCTCACCATTAAAAAATACTACGCTACAAAGAAATTTCTTAATCCAGCCAGATTGTGTATTCTGCTGTGATTCTACCTTTGACTGGGTCAATGAAATGCAATCGCTGAGACGGCTTACCGACAGCGGCAATAACTTCTCGAGCGTACTCATTATGTGATTCTGGTGAACCTGTGATGAACACGCGGCCAGCATTTGCCATAGTCATTGTAGTCGGCGTGTGGAAGTGACCCATGTACACATCTTGGAACGGCTCAACGACGCCAGTTGCCCACGCATTAGCTTTGCGAAGAATACCTGTCATGCCTCGACACTCATCGCCATGCACGAGCATAGCTTTATAATTGCCAATTGTCACCATTTGATACCAGTCAGGCGACATTTGCCAAGTGACATTTTTAAGATCCTTCGTGCGATCTTGCGCAATGCGGTAGCTGATTGCGTCAATATTGTCGTTGGCCGGCATTTCGCCTTTACGACCGAGACGGCCGTGGTTGCCATATTCACAGACAACATTGACTTTTTCAAAGAATGCCGCAAGTGTTCTAATCATTGTCTCTTCGATTCGAACGGTCTCAAATAGTTGTTCGAAAAGATGAGCTTCAACTTCCCAGGCTTGCCCTGGAAAAATCGTAATGCCTTCAACCATGTCTCCACCGAACATAACTGTGCATTCACGGACTGGGTGGTGCGTACGCTGAAGTGTCGTGAGCTCAATCACTTTGGCTGTGAGCTGCTCTATTCGATCTGAACATTTTTGGATGCTATAAGTAGTACTTAATTTTCCAGTCTGCCAATCCGTAGCATGAACCAGCGCTACTTCTGGTTTAGTTTTTCTTGCGTCCTTGGGCTGTGCCGGCACTTTAGCGGCTTTTCCAGTCCCGCAAGCAAGAGCAGACTCTTTTGCGGCGCGAAAAACGGCTTCGATCATGTCTTCGCTTTTTCGCTTTGCTTTATACGTGGCTTGCTGTGACAGCTTCAGCGCTCTACGCAGCTCAGCTAATTCGTCTTCTTTGCGGAGGTCGTCAGCTAAGCTCATTGATCTTCGTCGCCAATTCTCCACGGCGGTACCGTGATATTACGTTTACTGCTAATTTGTGCCCGCGCTTCGCCATTGCTTTAGAAATGTTTGATGCAGGGATCGCGTGATCGTCTAATGCTTTAATAAAGTCTTCTCGATCTGCTTTTGGCAGCTCGTCATAGATCTCTTGAATTCTTGATCTATTTCCTGCTTTAGATTTTTCTTGGATAATTTCCTCAAAAAGCTTTCCCATACTTGTCCTCCCGTGTGCAGTTGTCGTTTTATGTACAGTATCACGTACTAGACTACGAACAGTATCATGTCAGTACGTTTACTAATGCAACATACGTGATACCATGTTCACCTAAACAACAGTCGAAAAGAAAAAAACGCCGTGGTCAATTCACCCTCAATACCCGTCCATCGGATTATAGTCTGGTCCCCCGGTCTATTCACAGATAGGTAAGAACTCGGTACATGACAGCTTGGGACTCAGCAACAGGAAGACTAGGACCGGCGGCAGAATGGTATGCCGCTAGCGGATGGAAAGTACTTCCATGCTATGGAATTGTCGATGGGCGATGCACATGCGGCGGAACGCACGCGGAACCCAAGGACGTTGGAAAACATCCGTCGATCGCTGAATGGAACAACCAAGCGTCAAGTGAAGTAACTACTGTCGGCGGCTGGTGGAGAGAATCTGCTGAGCTAAACGTAAGCGTTTTTTGTCGTCCTAGCGGGTTCTTTGTAATTGACATTGATCCTCGTTCCGGCGGGCCTGATTCGTTTGAAAAGTTTGAGTCACTTGTCGAAGGTGCGTTGCCTCCAACTGTTGAGGCAATTACTGGTGAGTATTCAATGGGCGGTCGTAAAATTCGAGGCCGTCACCTATTCTATAAGTGTGACGAGTCTGAGCAGCTTGTCGGTAACCTTAAAAAATCTGGTCTTCCCGGTGTCGACATCAAGCATAACGGGTATGTTCTCATCACACCATCACGACACTTTTCTGGTGTCTGTTATGAATGGGTCGAAGGTAAAGCACCCTGGGAAATCGAAATGGCCGAAGCGCCAGAAGAGCTTCTTGCTGCGCTACGCAAGCGAGGAAAACGCTCAGAGACAGTACTCGGCGATAGCGACTGGAGCTTTATCGGCGACATGGACTGGGCTGGCGAGCGTGTCGATGTCGATCGTCTTCTTCAGGAAGGAATTGAAGAAGGCTCACGCGCTGTTGATATTTATTCGATGGCGTGCGCGCTAGCTAACAAGTTTCCAGTAAACACTGAAGCAGGACGACTTGCAGTTGAGACGATGATGATCCGTTTCAATGCTGAAAAAGTTCGTCCGCCGTTGGAGCTTGAAGGCCCCGGTGGTTTGCTAATGCATGTTCGTCGTGCTATTCAGTTTGTAGTTGATAATCCTAAGACAGAAAGAATCTGGCCGGGGCTTCAAGAATGGGCAAATAAGTCGCAGGAAGAAAGTCGTTCGCTGCTTCAAAAAGCAAAAGAAAGCGCAAACGCAAATAACACTAGTGCAAGCAGTGAACGTCGTCCGACTGAGCAGCTAAGCGGAACGATTGGTGGAAGCGTCATACGTTCGATTGAAGACGGTGACTCAATTGCAAAAGCTAGTAAGCTTACAAATATCGACGTGCCGCTCGATCCCGATGCATTGAGCGAAGACGAAGGTGGTGAGCCCGGTAAACGATCGCTCACTGACGTAGGAAACGGTCGTCGTCTTGTTGACTCATTTGGCCCTGCGATCAGATACACACCTGGACTTGGTTGGTTTCATTGGGACGGCACGTACTGGAAACCAGATGTTGAGAGCCTTGAAACACGGGAACTTTCGAAAAAGCTTGCGCCAATCGTTGCCAGTGAAGTTGTGCATTACCTCGACGATGCAGATAAGCAGTCAGAAGTTATTCGTTGGGCACAGCAAGCAAAATCAAATGCGCGAATCGGCGGAGCAATTGAAAGTGCAACATCTGATCCTCGCATAATGCTTGGTGTAGATTCTTGGGATAGCGACGAAACATTACTCGGATGTCTCAATGGAGTCATCGATCTACGCACAGGAGAATTACTACGTGGACGTCCAGACCTTTATATTACTCGTAGGGCTCCTGTTGCTTATAATCCAGGAATTCGCAATGTCCGCTGGGAGCAATTTATTGACTTCGCTACCGGCGGCGATAAAGAATTGCAAGAGTGGCTGCAAAAAGCTGCTGGGTATTCGCTAACAGGCCTTCGTACATATGACGTTATGTTCCTCGTCTATGGCCCTCCTGGGTCCGGTAAGAACACCATGGTTGAGGCTTTGGTTAAGGCGATGGGCACGTCTCAATACGCGTGGCCACTTGACTCAAGTATCCTTGCTCAAGGCGATGGTCAAGCGCACGGTTCCGATCTTTATCACTGGGCTGAGCTTCGTGGACGTCGTATGGTGTGGGTTGACGAATTGCCAGAGTCTGAGCGTCTTAAAGAAAACTCAGTAAAGAAACTTACTGGTTCTTCTGAAATCTCAGCACGCTCACCTGGTGAAAAACCGTTTACATTCCAGTCTCGTGCTAAGCTTTGGGTAACAACAAACCACAGACCGATCATTAACGATGACGCTATGTGGCGGCGTATTCGCCCAGTACCACTCACGCACATTCCAGAAAACCCTGATCCCGATCTCAAACACTACATCTTTGATCCTGAAGGCGCACTCCCTGCTGTCTTGTCGTGGGCTGTCGAAGGCGCGATCAAGCTTCTTGGTTCAAGTGCGCGTGATGCACTTGGCTGGTGCTCCGCAGTTTCTGAAGCTGCAGAGATCTATCGCAAGAACGAAGATCGTATTGGTTTTTTCTTGACTGAAGAAACTAAAGAAACTGAAGGTGCAACCATTCCGATCAAATCGCTATACGCTGTGTACCGCGTGTGGTCTGAAGAACGTGGTGAGCGTCCAATGACGCAAATTGCGTTTCAGCGCAAGATGATGGATCGCGGTATGAGCATCAATGGTCACGGTTCTCGCGCAGAGATTCAAGGATATATGTTAATGCCTCGCGCTGTTTCATCTGGCGATGTTGACTGGGGCATCGCCACTAGATTTGCACGATAAACATGTTCCGCAGAAAGCCTCACAAAATGGTGTTTAGATCTGATGTCACAGACAAGAAGCTATTTACTCTGAGGTACACAAAAAAAGAGTTCGCGCAGATCGAGTCCGCGGCTCAATCTGCTGGACTGACTGTTGAAGAGCTCGTCAAGTACGCGATAAAAAATCTAAAAGATTAGAAATGAATCACGGAGTTACATAGTGAGCGTGTATACTATATAACTAGAAGGTTTGACGTCTCGGGAGAGGGACGTCTAGGGCCGGTGAGTGGTGACTGAGACACGGCGTTATATGTCATTCACTCCCGGCCCACCCTTTTACATTGAAGTAGTTATATGATTATTGCAATTTTTGGTCTTCCAGGAGCGGGAAAAACAGCACTGGCAGAAGAGCTTGTAAGTCGTAGTGGAGCAATTCATCTCAACGCAGATGCCGTACGTGCAGATCTTAGTAGCGACTTAGGCTTTGCAACTACAGACCGTCTAGAGCAAGCGCGTCGTCTTGGCGCAATTGCACGTCTAATTAGTTCTCAAGACAAGCTTTGCATCGTTGACTTTGTGTGTCCAACGAAAGAAACTCGTAAGATGTTCGGCAAAGCTGATTTTACTTTCTGGGTAGATAGAATTGATGAAGGCCGCTATGAAGATACAAACCGTATGTGGCAAGATCTTTCTATAGATGAATACGACTTAAAAATAAACAGAGGTCTTACTGTCAAACAAGAAGGTGATCTTTGCTTTGATTTAATGAAGATACATTGTTGGAAAGCACCAACAACGTTGATGCTTGGTCGCTATCAGCCGTGGCACCCTGGACATCGGGCTTTGTATGAAGAAGCAAAAAAGCGCGGCAATCAAGTAGTCATCGGAGTGCGCGACACTGGTGGAATGTCTGAAAAAGATCCTTTTGAGTACAGCAAAGTTAAACAACTAATCTTAGAAGATATTCCAGATGCTTTTGTCACGATGATGCCAAACATCACAAACATTGTTTACGGACGCGACGTTGGCTACAAGATTGAAAAAGTAGAACTCGGACAAGACATCGAGGCTATTTCAGCAACACAAAAGCGTGCTGAGATGGGCATCTAAATATTTTTGTCCATGTAATACTTAACAGTTGACGAGTGCCACTTTTTATCAAACGCTGTTTTAACTCCATCAGCGTTTAGCTTTTTCGCAATGGCGTTGTACGACATTCCAAGTCTTCGATATTCTTTAATTTGTTCGTACAGTTTGTCGCTTATTCGTTGCTTTGGTCCGAGGTCTACTCCCCATTTAAGGCCTTTTTCTCTGCGATCTTTGTGGACATCTTTTTGGCGTTCTGCGATGATCGCACGCTCCATTTCAGCAAGTGCACTCATGATTGTCACAACAAATCTTCCTTGGTATGTTGATGTGTCTAAATTGAGATCGAGCATGACAATGCGCCAGTCATTTTTACTAGCGCGATCGACAATGCTAAGAAAGTCTTGAGTTGATCTTGCAAGTCTGTCGATGCGTGTTACAAAGATAGCCGCAGCATCACCTTTGTCGAGACGCTCAAGCGCTTCACTAAGAATTGGCCGCCCTTTAATTGATTTGCCTGATCGACCTTCTTCACGAAGAAGCTCACACTCAGTGAAGCCTGCGTGCTCCGCCGCACGACGCAGTTCGCGTTCTTGCGCGTCAAGAGACATTCCGTCGTTGACTTGCATTTGCGTAGACACTCTTGCGTAGAGAAGAGCGATTTCTTTACGTGCACTTTTCGCGCTCATTACTTAACTAGTTTCGGATTGTCAATGATGGGTCTGTTCCAGTAAACTGACCAGTCAGCGTTGGGATCGATGTTTGGAACAACAGGCGCTAAATTCATGCTTACGACTAGTCGCGGTTCATCAATGCTATGTCGGGCCGTCATGTGTGTTAGGTACGAATTAAACACGACAAGCTTTCCTTTTTCGGGTATCACTGGCACATTTGTCTGCATGACTCCGCACCAGTTCGCAGAAAAAATAAGCTCAGCAGATCCTTGTGGTGCTTGTGGGTAGTACGCGACTGAATAGTACTCTTCAGGATGGACGTGAGAATTTGAATGATGGCTATGCGCGATTACACTTTGATTTTTCACAAGCTTGACCGCCCACATGTCGTCAATTTTGTAGTCGCGAGTTGTCATTTGCTTGACAGTTTCAAGAATTGCAGATTCGAGCTTTGTTATCTCTGGTGTCACTGGCATGACGAGGTCCTCGTGCTGGACAAATCCTCTGCTTATCCAACCGTATTCTGGTGACTCTTGCTTGATCCCAACAGCATACAGCTCGATGTCTGATGCAACCTGGTCGTGATCAATGTCGTCTAGTTGTGTCACGTGGACGACCTGTGACACGATAGAAACGCTGTCGATTCGTCTATTCATAGTAGAACGTGCCTTTGTCTAGCGCAGTAGGCGGTACATCTTTGCACCACACGTTAACTACGAGTACTTGTCTAATTCCAGCCTTTGCTGGGGTGGTTGCGTGCATGACATGGCCAGAGTCGAAGATGACTAAGCGGTTTCCTTTATACGCTATTCTTTCTCTGTCTTCCACTGTTCCTTTTGCATTGTCGATGTTTTCTCGTTCGAGAGCTTTGTGGGCACCGTCGATAAGAGGCGGGACCACTGTGTGCAGCTCGATAAACCCACCTTGCAAGTTGTCAATTCCATAGAGTACGCACCCTGTGCGTGGTCCTTGAAATGTCTTACTTTCTTCATACATAAAAGTATCTTCGTCAACGTGAAGATCGAGGTACTGACCAGGCAAAAATGTTCTTGTCCAGTACTCAAAGCCAAGAATGTCTTCTTGCCTAGCTGGCAAGTTGCTTTCCCAAATTGTCTGAATGATTCGTTTCTTAAGAGTGTTCGCCGGGCTTATCCACCAGCCGTCCCAGAACATGTATGGTGCGTAGCAGGTCGATTGTTCATAATGGTACGAGTTGAGCTCAGTCGCGATCCTCTCTTCACTTCCCATACTTTGCGGGAAGAAGGTCGCATCTGTGAGCATTTCACCGTACAGGTCGTCGTTTAAGAAATTATCTATTACGATCATAAAGATCTCCTTATGGCTAACACTATCGAGCTAAGTCCTTTGCGAGCAAAAGGTTTGGCCCTCCAATGTACGATTTAGATCGTACACCCTTAATGTTAAGTATGTACAGCAGAAACCCTTGCTATGTAAGGCTTTGACATTTTTTATACTTTATTTCCTTGGAAACAAAGGGTTTCATTGGTTTTTTGCTGTCAAATGTTCTTTTTATAGAGCTAACTGGTTATAGTTAACTCTACAGCCAACCGGAGAAGGCAACCAACCGAGGAGACTGAAAACATGAAACTCACAAGAGCAGTGCTGTTATCTACTTTGGTAGCAGCAGGACTTCTAGGAACTGATGTATCAGTTTCATACGGAACTCAATCACCAACTGGACGTGTTCCAAAGGAGCCTCCTAGTACCACTTTGGTGGTACATGGCGCAACTTCCCTTTCCGTAACGACGACAACTTTAGCCGAAGTAACCACTGCATCAGCGGCCACAAACACAGAACGTGTTTTAACCGCGAAATACATGTACAACGAGCGTAGCCCTCGCGTGCGCAAATTACAGAGAACTATTGGAACAGCTATAGTCGATGGGCACTACGGCCCTAAGACACGCTCTAAGCATATCGCTAAGCTAAAGGCTATGGGGTTGTCAAGAGCAAACGTTCCTAGCAACAAGCCAGTTCCTACGTACAACATTTCTTACAGTCCAGAGCGAAGATGCCCTGCGTTTGAGCAGTCGTTCGACCAACACGGGCTTCACCCTGTGGACGTCTTTTCATACATCGCATGGCGCGAGTCTCGCTGTAACCCCCAGGCAGTCAACGCCATCTGGAAGAACGGCAAGATCGTATGGACATTGAATAACGATGGATCATATGACTCTGGACTACTACAAATCAACTCATCATGGAAGACCATCACCGCTCAGGTGTGTGGATCTGAGTTTGGCGACCTAACAGTTTTGAGAAATCTCGACTGCAATCTCAAAGTTGCTAAACACATTATGGAAAACTCTTCTGGCAAGCTCGCTAACTGGCGAGTCTACAGAACAAACTAGGAGGATCTTATGAAGACCACTACTATTACCATGTCCGCCTATCAAGGTGGAGTATCTTGAGGACTCTGCTCACCTTTATGGTGAGCGGAATAATGACAATCGCGGGAGTGATTGGCGTTACAAAACAAAACACAGAAGCAAGACCTGAAGTTAGGCGCGACACTATCACTGTTGACTATTCAGCTAAACTTCAAATTATGGATCCAGTGCCGGACATTTTTGACGAGCTAATCGGCAAAAAGATCCCGAGCTTTACTTACATGCTGTATGTTGCAACATGTGAGACAGAGCAAAACTGGCAGAATAGCGGACAATACGCTGGTGGCTTTGGCTTTATGCATAAGTCAAACAAGGTTCATAAGGACTACGCTGCTGTGCAGTCGACGTGGCTGCATTGGGGCGGTGCTGAGTTTGCAAAGATACCACAGCGCGCGACGTCCAAGGAACAAGCACTTGTTTGGATAAGAACATACGCAACGGGCTGGACAAGACCTAACGGAGTTTTTAAGCCGCCAGTGCGTGGAGTTCCGCGTAGTAACTGTCACGACGACCTCAAGGTTGGTTGGCATGTGTATGACGGTGCTGAATGGCCCGTGCCTGACACTTGGGTAAAAGGCGATCCTCAGATCAAGCCTTGGAATAAGTAACTAACCTTAGAAAGGAGAAAACCCGCCGTCACCTCCGAGCGGCGGGTGTTTCCCCCTAAGGTAGCGCTTAGATCTGCTACACTGTGAATTGAACTTTTCCGCCGCAGTTATTTCCTTTCAGACCTGCGTTGGCGGAGATGGCCAATGTTTCGTGCGTCGTTAGTCTTTCGACTTGTCGCGGTTCATTAACGCCTCATGACGTTTCTTTTTTGAACCTGCTGGTTTGAGATCGTGTGTACGGAGTGGGTGGCCGAATGGAAGTAGCTGACGCTTTTTACCTGAGCGAGTACCAGTTACTGATTCTGCTTGCCCTGTCAGTGGGTTGATGCGCGTGCGATCGCCGGAGCGAACACCACTTCCTTTTTTCTTCTTAGCCATTAGCTCGCCCTCTCTTTGCGATTCAATCGACCCGTTACGTGATCGTTGATGTGTTGGTCTAACTTTTCTTCAGTACGAACTGCAGTGTCTTCGACGCGATCGATCGAAGCGCCGAGACTCTTGCCCAGCTGTTCGATTTTGTCAACTACAAAGTTGTGATCCGCTTTGTTGTCTTCCCACCGCTTGTTGCCAGCACGACGTCCACCTTCAATCATTGCGACAAGCACGAGAGCAAGCGCGCCGATTCCAGCAACAGCAATTTCAACCACGGCTATGCGCCAGGCTTAGGAAGGGCGCGCCAAGCTGCTTCAAACTTTGCAGCGTCGTTAGCCATTTCTTGGTCAAGCTCAAGGTGAATCCACATGCCGCCTTGTGAGCCAGCGTTATCCTTAGCGTCGTAAACCTTGACACCCTTAGCGCCTTCACCGCGTGAGCAGCGGAAGCCGCGTCCCCAGCCTGGGCTCTTGTCTGTCACATTAGCATCGAACGCATAGTCGTGGATCTCGACAATGCCGAGCTCCTTCGAGTACTTAAGGAACCAGTCCCACATCTCTACGCCTGTTGCGCGCTTTGCGTACCCGACGTCACAAGCTGCGCCAGTTGCATGAACACTGAGGAACTTATCCATACCTGGATCAGACGCTTTCTTACCGGCGGTTTGTGAGTTGCGCATCAGACGATTTGCGTAGATTCCTAGATTCTTAGTCTTCCAGCGCTTGCCGCAGAGCTCAACGAGCTTTTCTGTTCCGGCTCCAGCTTTCTTGCCGTCAAAGGCGGGGTAGTAAGGGTACTTTCTTGGCATTTCAATTATCTCCTGGACTATGAAATCAGCGGATAGCTACAATTATAGCTCAGCTTTAAGAATGCCATTTTCCGCCGTAACTAAGGTTCTGCAGGTAGAATGGCTGTATGAAGTCACAGCCTTATTTAGGGATCTCAGAGAATGTTAAAAGAGTTGCAAAGCAACTTTTGACTGGGTATGACGATTACCACACCGTTCACACTGCACGTCTCGTGAAAACTCTTGACCTAATCCACGGTGAGGTTGTGGCGGCGGGTGAGGGGGTCAAGATTCTTGAACTTGGTACTAGCGGCTTTTTGCCTGCTGCATTGAAACTCCTTTTTCCAGGCGTCACTATTGATGTTACCAATTTTGATAACACTCAGCCGGGGGAGCATCGGTTCAAGTGCGATTTTTCCGGTGTCCCTATTGATGTCAAAGCTTTCTCGGTCGATCTTGAGAAAGAGTATCTTTCTGTTCCTGATGGTGAGTATGACATTGTTGTGTGTGGTGAGGTGCTTGAGCATATGGAAATCGATCCGATGTTCATGTTGAGCGAGGCCAATCGTGTGTTGCGTGACGGCGGGCGACTGTTGTTGACAACACCAAACGTCGTGAGCTCACAAGGAATTACAAAGATGCTTAGCGGATATGAACCATACTTTTTTATGCAGTACCATAAGACGGGTGAGTACCACCGACATAACTATGAGTATAGTGTGCACAGTGCTAGTGTTTTATTGCGCGCCGCAGGGTTTGATCCATATGTGTGGACAGAAGATCTTTTTGAAGATGGCATGACGCACGAGGTTGATAAGCTTCGAAAGCTTGGCTATACTATTGAGCACGTCGGCGATAACATTCTTGCCGCAGCGACTAAGGTTTCTGGGGTTATCGAGAGGTATCCGCATGGCATCTACGTTTAAAGAACTCGGCGGCACTACTAAACAGATTCGTCGTCTTGTTGACAAAGACGTCAAGACCTGGAGTGCATTCAATCCGTCAATTGGGATATCAGACAAAGGCGATCTTGCAATTGCAATTCGCTCAAGTAACTACGTCATTCTTGAGCACGGTGAGTTGAGTGTGACGACTAACGGACCGATCAGAAATCAAGTATGGTTTAGTGAACTAAATAGCGAGTTCGAGCTTGAAGACCTGCGGAAGCTTGATTTTTCCGCTGCAGGTATTGATGTATCAAGAGGAGTCGAAGATCCTAAACTTCTTTGGAGAGATGGTAGGTGGATCTTTACTGGAGTGTATCTTGAACGGAATCAACCTGTTGCAAGAAACTGTGTGTGCTATCCAGATAAGAAAATGACAAAGGTAGAAAAAATAGAGGTTATTCCTGGGATTGACGCTGGACGTCCAGAAAAGAATTGGATGACCGCGTATGTTAAACCACAAAACTTTGACTACATTTACGATGCCAATGCTGTAGTCGTAGGTGACAAAGTAATTCACTCGCTGCGAGATGCTCCCGGGCTCAATGCTCTACGCGGCAACGCTCATTTGATTCCATACGACAACGGTACATATCTTGGACTAATGCATCAGCTAAAGATTAAAAGGTTCGACAAAGTCTCTCAAACAACATTTGGTGTAATGCACCACGTGCATAAGTTCTACACGCACGTCATTATTAGATTTGACGAAAACGGCACTCCGATTGAGATGACTGACCATTTTAAGTTTGACGGTGACGGAATTGAATTTGCCGCGGGCTTTATTGAATATGGAGATGATTACGTCATTTCTTATGGAAGAGATGATATTACGTCACATATTGCCGCGATCAGTAAGAAAAAAGTGCGTCAATTGCTCAAGACGATCAAGTAAGTAGTAAAATGGCTATATGCCAGAGGGACACACAATACGACACTTAGCGACGCTTCATGAGAATGCTTTTGCAGGAACTACTATAGAAGCCGCCAGTCCGCAGGGACGATTCGCAGATGGAGCGACACAGCTTAACGGACGAACAATGACACAAGCTACTGCACATGGGAAACACTTGTTTCTTCATTTCGACGACGACATCGTGCATATTCATCTTGGCCTTTATGGTTGGTTTAAGCTTCGAAAGAATAAGTCGCAACAACCTACAGAAAACACTAGGTTGAGAATTATGAACGGTTCTTATATCTCTGACTTGTCAGCACCGACAAAGTGCGAAATCATTGACGCAGATGGCGTTAGAAAAATAAAAGATAGGCTTGGTCAAGACCCATTACATGATGATGCAGACAAAGAAAAGGTTTGGGAAAAGATCAAAAAGAGTTCCAAATCGATTGGCGCATTGTTAATGGATCAGTCCGTGATTGCTGGTATCGGAAACGTGTACCGTGCAGAGATCTTATTCTTGGCCAACCAGTCTCCGTTTGTTCCTGGAAAACAAGTTACACGCGAGGTGTTTGATCACATTTGGAACGACTCAGTTCGACTTTTGCATATTGGCGCAATCGACGGACGAATCATGACTGTTGCCGATCAGCACATGACAGGCGAAGAAGTTAAGGTGCACGGTTGTGCACAACTCAGTTACGCGTATAAGCAGACCGGTAGCTCGTGTCGTATCTGCCAAACTGCAATCATGCAGCAAGAAATGGCAGGCAGGCAGTTGTACTGGTGCCCAACGTGTCAAGCGTAGAAAATAAGCAAGAAATAATAATCGCTGCGCAAGATGGCGACCATGACTTATTTGCGCACATTGTTGAGGCTGACAAAATTGCAGATGCAGTTATTAACGGGACTCCGCTAGAAGCACTGTGCGGAAAAGTATGGGTTCCGTCTAGGGATCCTGACAAGTTTCCAAAGTGTAAGACCTGTTTAGAAATATACGACCAGTTTGTCGCTTGGTGGGATGGCCCAGTATAATTTTATTTCTATAAATTTTCTAGCAATGAGGTTCCTTGTGTCATCTGTTTTTTCGTTCCGTGTTAGCGACGATTTTGTAGAAGGCTATAAAGACAAAAAACCTCCGTTTGGTTATCGAGACGCTGCAGGAAACTCAGTTGGTGAAATAACATTCCTCCGTACTTATTCACGACTAAAAGAAGACGGCACAAAGGAAACTTGGGTTGACGTTTGCGAGCGTGTCATCAACGGAATGTACTCTTTGCAAAAAGATCATTGCAAGACAAACCGCCTTCCATGGAATGACAGCAAAGCACAAGCCAGCGCAAAAGAAGCGTTTGACCGTTTGTTCCAATTAAAGTGGACACCACCAGGTCGTGGCCTTTGGGTCATGGGAACATCGCTTGTCAACGTTCAGAAAAACTCTGCTGCTTTGCAAAACTGCGCATTTGTTTCAACGTCTGAAATGAATAAGAACAACCCAGCAAAACCATTCGCGTTTCTCATGGAAGCATCAATGCTTGGTGTTGGTGTTGGTTTTGATGACAAGGGCGCAGACAAAGACTTTACTATCTACGAACCAGTAACCGTAGATACGGCGCCAGTGCCTTTTGTAATTCCTGATACGCGCGAAGGTTGGGTTGACTCAATGGCGATGCTTCTCAACACGTATCTCAAGGTTGATCAAAAAGAAGTTACTTTTGATTATTCTGAAATTCGTCCTGCCGGTGCACCAATTAAAACATTTGGTGGAACAGCAGCTGGGCATGAGCCATTAGAGAAGTTGCACAACTACATTCGTAAAATCTTCAGCGGTCGCGCTGGTGATAAGTTGACACGTGTCGACATTGCTGACATTGGAAACTTGATTGGAGTATGCGTTGTCTCTGGAAACGTTCGTCGTTCTGCTGAGCTATTGCTTGGCCGCCTTGGTGATGAAAGCTTCTTAAACCTTAAGAACGCTGCTGTATACCCTGAGCGTAACTCATACGACCCTGATGCTCCGGGTTGGGGTTGGATGTCAAACAACTCTGTCGAAACATCTGTTGGCCAAGATCTTTCAAGTATCGTTGATGGAATCGCATTGAACGGCGAGCCTGGTGTTATTTGGTTGGATGTTTCTCGTAAGTACGGACGTCTTGCTGATCCTGCTAACAATAAGGACTGGCGTGTTGCTGGATACAACCCCTGCGCAGAACAGTCGCTTGAATCGTATGAATGCTGCACACTCGTTGAAACATACTTGAATCGTCATGATTCTCTTGAAGACTATAAGCGCACATTGAAGTTTGCTTACCTGTATGCTAAGACAGTTACACTGTTGCCGACGCACTGGGAAGAGACAAACGCGATCATGCAGCGCAATCGTCGCATCGGTACTTCAATGTCTGGTGTTGCTAACTTTGCTGACCGCGTTGGTTTACCTGTTCTTCGTGAATGGATGGATACTGGCTACAACACAATCAAGGGCTATGACAACATGTATTCTGAATGGCTTGGTATTCGCGAGTCAATTAAAATGACAACGGTAAAGCCATCC